CAGTATATGTTACTACATTATCAGCAACAACTGTATTAGTTAATAGCTGACGATTTGCTTCTGTACCAAGAGTGGTATCAGCTGCATCAGCCGCTACGGTGCCAGTACCAACAGCCATATGACTCATAGCAGCTGAACTGTCATCTTTCATACGTGATGCAATGTAAGCTCGGCCTACAGCAACCACTAGGTTTGGAATGTAAGCTTTTTCTTTTAGTTCACCATTAGGACCAAAAATATCAATTGATACTTGGCCAGTGGCTTTAACGGAATCGTTAGTTTTCATTTAAGAGTTTCTCCTAATTAAATTGAGATGTGCCGACTGCATAGTCGCTGGCGAAATAGCCAATTGAATATGATTCGTCATTAAGTTCAATTGTACCAGAGTCAATACTATTTATATCATCTGATAGCTGCTTGTTTACATTAAAAGTTAATAGTTCTAGAGAATATACAACATCAGTTAAAGATTTATCTACAGCAAATATTGGTTCATCATTAAATCCTAAACTATCGCTAATAGATTTAGTGTAATCATAAGATAAAAATTCGCTTGATGTAACACTATCACTTGTAGGTTTGTTATATCCCACAATATGAGCATCACCGGTAGTTATAAGTTCACTAACAACTTTAACAAATGTAATAACGGCTTGATCACTAGTATCAACTGCCTCTTCATAATAACGACTCTGGAAGTAACGCGTAATACTAGAGAGTTGACGACTTAAATCAAAATCGTTATTAATTTCAAACGCACCAAACGCAATCATACCAGCAGGGTGCACTGTTTGATTCAGAATATTCTTATATGCTGTAAATAATTGTCCAGACTTAATTTGATACGAATACGGTTGATAGAAAAAGTTATCTTGGAGATATATATCGTCAGACAAGAAACCTTTATTATTAATATACGATCCAGCATAAAGAGCAATTGCGCTTGAAGTAAATTTAATAATTGCTCGATCAGGAAAATCGATTTGTTCTTGATCCGGATCTGTAGATGCTATTAGATCCACACCACCTACAATATTATCTGTTGCAACAATCATATATTGTTGCGTATCGGCGTAACCACCATTGAATCGAATAAATTCAAGTTTCGTAATTGCACCAGTACTTGATATTCGCGTAACTTTAATCTTTGCAGCTAGATCAACTGATGGATCTACAATGTCAACATATTGACCGACCTTAAATCCACTTCCACCGTATATAATTTCATAATCATTAAGTGACGAGATTACAGTACCGGTAACACCTAGGTAGTTAACTATATCACCAACAGAAATTTGTGATAAGACTACTGATTTACGAATATAAATTTCATATACGTTTGATTCATTAACCTGACGAATTCTTTCAATTTCAACTGTGGTCACACCACCAGTATACGGATTTGTAAGGTTAATAATCTGCGCATATAGTGCAAAGATATCTCCTTCAGTAACTTCAATAAAGAAGCTAGTTTGCTGAACCCATCTACCATCTGATGCGACAAGAATCTTTTCTTTTGGTAGAGAAATATCAATCTCTGTATTAAACAACAGTCTAAATAAAATACGAAATGAATCTAATGAACCACGCGAATTATAGAACTGTGTAATATGTTTATAAAGATTAATCTTGTCAGCAACAATATCATTGACCATAGCTTGGCCAAGTTCTTTACGAATTAAAGCAACAAATGAATCAACGGCCGCGTCTAAATCGCGATTTGCGATAATGTTATTAATAACCTGTGATGGACCACCATCTTGATTTAGATAACGGTAGTACTCTTTTAGAAATTCAATTAATGCTTCTGAGTCGTTAATTAATTGTCGAGGGATTAACCCCTCAATATTTGATGACTCAATATCGTATTGTTTAGTCATTATGAGTTATGTCTTGAGAATGTTGTGTATGAAGCAGCACCAACTGCACCCAATGTAGCAATTAAGTCAATCTCACCAGTAACTGTAATTCCAGGTGTATCGTCGCTCTCAATAGAAACTAGTTGATTAAACTTTGGAGCAATGTCATTTGATTCAGGTTCGACAAAGATTTTTACAATCGTAGATGAATCAAATTTAATTTGTGTTAATTCAATTCTGCCTTCATTCACATAAATCTTACCAGCATTTTCTAAGAGTACAGCTTTTGTAATATTGTTAATAATCTTAATTGTTCTGTTAGGTAAATCAGCAGTATCCGCAACGTCAGTAAAGACAGCGTTAGAAGATCCACCATATGTAAATTCACTTGAAGACATAACGACTTCATTACTATCAGTAATATAAATGCCGGCGCAGAATTGTAGTTTATAATCTGTAACCACACCTTGAATTGGCATTAAATGTTTGTGCATGGTTAATCTAGCATAAGAGTTTAGAATGCCAGGATCAACGTCATCAATTGCTTCTAATAATTTAGAGAAACGTAATACACCATCAAACTTTTCTAGATACTTATCATTATATTCTAGAACGGCTGTACGTACTGCAGCTTCCAATTGTGATTGAGTTCTAGTTGTTGAGTTTGGATCATACTTAAATAAAATATTACCAGTAAGGAATGTATAATTAGGATCTACAATTTCTGCTGTAATGGATCCAATATTTCTTGTTGAAAGAAAATTATTAATTGTTTGTTTTGTAACCTGTGAAAGATACTCGCTAGCAAATGGTTTAATTGAAATATAAACCTTACCATAAACAGGAGGCTCATTAATTTCACCACCCCAGATACTTACGTCTTCAATAAAGTCATATTCTGATTTTAAGATAGTTGCATAGTCGGTTGCGGTTACAGCACGATTCTGAGATGCAAAGCTACGTGGTGCATTGAATCGAATTGAATCTATATCTTCTTTATCAGCACCGTCTTGTGTGCGAGTAAAACCAGTTGAGTTTGTGACTGAAGTAACTGTTAAACCATTCACGGTTGAGTTAATTGAGAATGACTTTGCGCCATTGCCTTCAGATCCAGCAGTTGAAACATATGCGACTTCAACAATGCTACTAGCATCAGGTCTAAATCCAATTACACCATCACCAAAGAAAATCTCGTATTCACCGTTTGCATTTTCTTGTACAAAGTATATTTTACTATCAGCTGTTAAATTAACAATATTACCATAATGAGTATATGTTGTATATACGGTTGATGCTACTGATGGACGTACACGCACTAAAAGCGTAGATGTATCAACCATCGTATCTGGAATTGTAAACTTCTGATGAACGTTATTGCCATCAACACGGAAAGTATTTGTTTTAATCGAACCCTGTTTTGCTTGGACATTAAATGTATAATCAAATAGAGCAGATTTATTTACTGTGTATGATTGATTCGTTACAAATGTATATTGAGTAGTACCAATCAAACCAGTAAAGACTGTACCCTTTGGCATTGTAATTTGTGCTGGGCCAGTATTATCACTTCTAATATAAACTCTTAAATATGCTGTTGCTGCACGTGCAGAAGATGGAATATAACCCAATGACTTTGCATGAGAAACAACATTAGATCGCCGTTGAGCAGAATCTAGAAAGGCTTCATTAGCATTCATATGAGCCAACATAGCATTGTATTGTGTATTATATGCTAGCACGTCCAATAGAATATTAATACTTGATCCATCAAAATCGTAGTCAGCAAACTTATCTTGTGTTGATAAGAATGCTTTTAGATTGTCTTTAATCTGATCAAAATCTAATTCGGTAACGTTTTTAATATTTGCCATGTTATCTAATTCTCTCTAGATATAGTTCGACGTCGACTAGTTCGCTTACGTTCTGTAACTGTACTGTTAATGATATGAACCATGCATTTTCATCTGATCGATCTTGAATCTCTAATGCTCTAATCTGAGCTCTTGGTTCATGAATCTTTAATGCTCTAACAATATTTTGTTTCATTAAAGCAACGGTAACTGGTGATACTGGTTCGAACAAGAAACCTGTAATCCCACTACCCAATCCTGGTTGAAAAGGTCTTTCACCATAATCAGTTAAAAGAATATTACGAATAGAATTCTTAATTGCAGCAATGTCTTTTACGGGCACAACATCACCAAAGTTAGGATGTGCTTTAAATCTTAGGTCTAAATCAGAGTATGGCTTTGAACGAGAAACTACTTGAGCTCTCGCAATACCTATGTTTTTATCTGATAGAATCTCTGTACTCATAGCTTTATTTATAAACCTTTTCTTAGTTCAAGTCGATTCGTGCTGCATCAATATCAACATTACCAGAAACGGCCGTTGTTTGATTACCACCAACTGTTTCAGAAATATTGTTTGTAATCTGAACGGTTTGACTCTTCTCATAAGTCTCAGCAACTTCACCCTTTACAACCTGAGTTAAATTACCATACACGTACTCGGTCTTATTGCCAGCAACTTCTACATTATAGTTACCCTTAATAAAAGTGGTGGCATCGCCTTCAATCACGACTCGTGCTTGGCCTTTGACGTTAACATAGTCATCACCAATCACAAGCTCGAATCTATCCTTTACAATCTTTGTTACCTTTGTACCATCTGGGTGTACTTCATAGAAAGTACCTGAACGATGCTGTTCGCGTATACGTTGCTTATCTGCCGTATCGTCTACTTCAAACACATGACCTGATTCTGATTCGTATACATGATTAAATGGATACACTGGTTCAGATGGAGAAGATGGTTCATCAAAGAGTACTTGATCTTTGAATGTCTGCGCATCCTTACCAACTTCACCAAATCGAATGTCTTCGGTATTTAGAATATGACGTGATGCGGCGCCTCGTGCTGCTTTATGTACATCACTCTCACCAAGATAGTTATCAATTGGATCATCATTCTTCTTAGGATATAATGCATTGGGATCTGAGAAACCCTTTTCAGGCAATGCTTCATTTACGTTTAATCCCGCAATTGAACCCATTACAATTGGATCTTGTGCTTCTCTACCATCTCTAAAGAATCCTACTACCCATGAACCCTCAACTAATCCATGTGG